AACTACGACAGGCAAGAGATTTCTTGTCGTGAGACTTGGGCGAACCCCGCTTTCCACGGGAAAGACACCAAGGTTTTCTTTGTGAGGGGCATACCTTCTCCCCGAGACTCCATGTCCGTTCCGCAGATCCTGTCAGCCAAAGTGGACATCGGTCACGAAACTAGAACGATCCTTTCGCATGTTCCAGATGGTTGGGCATATTGCACCTTCAAGCAAATGCTCGCTCTTCGTGAACTGAGCAAGCACTACACATGGGACTACCTAGTTAGACCCAACACAGGTAGTTATGTGAATCTCAATTTGCTAGATGAGACACTAGATACCCTGCCGAAGAGAGAGAGGTCGTGTATGCGGTACACAACCAATACATGGGAATCCACTATGGTAGTGGTGCATGTTTCACGGTGACATCCGACCTGTCAGATAGATTGCTATCAGCCGTCAATCAAGCGGTGCATGTTCAGATGTACAATATGCTTGCAGACGATGTCATCATGGGGAAGATCATGGGCGGCAACATCATCGACGCTCCAAGGATCGAAGTGGGGAGGATCTCTCCTCAAGGTTTGCCCATGGGTCCTCAAGTCACAGACGATCCATCAACATGGTTTGACCCCAAAGCGTATCACTATTGGTTTGCCTCAAGCCAAACGGACAAGGCACACTACTCGGTCCACAAACTCTTCTATCCATGAAAGCGGTAGTCACAGGCGCAGCGGGATTCATAGGCTCCCACATGGTGGACCTGCTCCTCCGTGAGGGGCATTCGGTTGTCGCCGTAGACAACGAGAGTTCAGAGTCGCATGCCAAGTTTCATTGGAACCTGCTGTGCGACAACAGATTGTCTGATGTTTGCGACCTCACGCCACTCGACTTCGACGGTGTGGATGTGGTGTTCCATATGGCGGCTGAAGTCAGCATCCCGAAGTGCATGGCACACCGTGATCAGGCTTTCGGCACGAATGTGATCGGAACATGGAATGTCCTCGACTGCGCCCAGAAGGCGGGAGTGCGTCGGCTCGTCTTCTCATCCACCTCGGCGATCTACGGAGTCAGGGCAAGCGGTTTCTCTCCTCCTGTGAAGGAGACTGATTCCATCGACTGCCCGAACAACTACGCAACGAGCAAGTTCATCGGGGAGCAGTTGTGCAAGCAGTACTCTCTTCTCCACGGACTCGACACGGTGTGCCTCAGGTACTTCAATGTCTTCGGCGAGAGACAGGCTGACAGGGGGTCATATAGCCCCGTCATCGCATCGTTCCTGCGGATGCGAAGGGAAGGCAAGCCCCTCCTCATATTTGGAGATGGTCATCAGTCGAGGGACTATGTCCATGTCTCGGATGTGGTCAGGGCGAACCTCATGGCGGCTGACCATCCCCACGCCCTCCACGGTGAGGCAGTCAACATCGGAAGTTGGCGGTCTTCGTCGGTACTAGAGATCGCCCGTGTAATATCCCCCGACGAAAGGTCGATATGCTTCATGCCGAAGCGTGAGGGTGAGGTCAGACATTCGTTGGCTGACTGTAGCAAGGCTGCTTCCCTGTTCGGTTGGAAGGCAAAGACGGATGTGATGGATTGGATACGGAATGCAACCTAACACGGACAAGATCGAAGTCGCCATCCTCAGAAGCCTCCTGCACCTGTCGGAGTTCACTCGACGGGTGCTTCCCTTTTTGAAGGAAGCCTACTTTCACGATCCCTGCGAGAAGAGGCTGTTCCTCACGATCTCGGAGTTCACCTCCAAGTACAACGCACCGCCGACCGAGGAGGCACTCGGTATTATCCTCGGTCAGCAGGACGGGATGTCCCAAGGCGAGTACGACGAATGCGTTCGACTCCTACCCCTCCTTGGGGAGCCTCAAGAGCATCCCGACCTCCAATGGCTCATCGATCAGACGGAGAAGTTCTGCAAGGACAAGGCGGTCTACAACGCCCTCATGGAGTCCGTCGAACTCCTTGACGAGAAGCGGTCGAAGGGGAGGTCCAAGGCTGCTATCCCCGAGATCCTCAAGGAAGCCCTCAGCATCTCATTCGATGAACACATCGGTCACGACTTCATTGAGGATGCCGAGCGGCGGTACGAGTTCTACCACAAGGTGGAGAAGAAGACACCGTTCGACCTCGACATGTTCAACAAGATCACCAACGGCGGGGTGCCCGACAAGACCCTCAATGTGATCCTTGCGGGAACTGGCGTAGGCAAGTCCCTGTTCATGTGCCACCACGCCGCCAACTGCCTCTCGCAGAGCAAGAATGTCCTCTACATCACCTGCGAGATGGCTGAGGAGAGGATCGCTGAGCGCATCGATGCGAACCTCATGGACATCACATTGGATGACCTCAAGAAGTTGCCGATGGATGTCTACGCCAAGCGGCTCTCCAAGGTCACGGCGGGGATCACGGGCAAGTTGCTGATCAAGGAGTACCCCACCGCATCGGCGAACGCAGGGCACTTCCGACACCTTCTTGACGAACTGCGGCTGAAGAAGGACTTCAAGCCCGACATCATCTTCATCGACTACCTCAACATCTGCGCCTCGGTGAGGTTCAAGCCTGGGGCAAATGTCAACTCCTACACCTACATCAAGGCGATTGCGGAGGAACTCCGAGGTCTCGCCGTGGAGATGGCGGTGCCGATTTTCACGGCAACACAGACGAACCGCTCGGGGTTCGGCAACACGGATGTTGACCTGACCGACACATCCGAGTCGTTCGGACTTCCCGCCACCGCCGACTTCATGTTCGCACTCATCGCCACCGAGCAGTTGGACGAACTCGGTCAGGTCATGGTGAAGCAACTCAAGAACCGCTACAACGATGTCGCCACGAACCGAAAGTTCGTGGTCGGAATCGACCGTGCCAAGATGAAGTTGTTCGATGTCAGCGATCCAACGGCGAACCTCGTCAACGCAGCCGTGAACGACGATGACGATCCCGCCCCCGTGCGCCCACGCCCCCACGCACACGGGCGCACGGGCGTGAACGCATGCGCACCCACACGGGCGCACGGGCGCACGGGCGCACGGAAACCACCCATCGATGATGATGATGGATGGACTTGAACCCCCAAAGGAGAAGCAATGAACGCTAATCAAAGGTACTACCTGCTGTGCAATACACCCTCCGACATCAATGAACACCTTCCAACCATCAGGAAGCATGCGGAAGAATGCGACATCGTGGTGGAGTTGGGAGTCAGATATGTGGTTTCCACATGGGCGTTGGTTGCAGCAAAGCCCAAAAGGCTTATTTCCGTTGACATCAAGCATCCCTCTGAATTCGGGGCATCAGATGTCATCGACAAGGTTTCTGTTGCTTGTGCCGAGCAAGGAACTCAGTTTGAGTTTGTGTTGGGTGACAGCAGAAAAGTGGAACTCCCTGAACACGATCTGCTTTTCATCGACACCCTCCACGACTACGAAGTCCTCAAAGAGGAACTTGCCAATCAATCCGCCAAGACGAGGAAGTACATCATCTTCCATGACACCACCACCTTCGGGAATCGAAATGAAAGTGGAGGTGGAAAGGGACTCAATCCTGCTATTAGCGAGTTCCTCAGCGTAAACCCCAAGTGGTCCGTCAAACATGTGTTCACAAACAACAATGGTCTGACGGTCCTACAGAAAGACCTTTGACTCACGGACGGGTGCCTGAATCGGAAAAAGGTGGTCGCTTATAACGGCCCTCATGTGGGTTCGATCCCCACCCCGTCTACTCATAGATACGGAAAATACCATGCTCACATTCAAGGAAGTCGGCACCACAGAGATCACCCGTAACAAGCACCTCCCCCATGTCGAGGACCTCATGTTCCTTGAGGGAAAGGGAGGTCTCGCCTCCTCGCTCCACATCCTCGCCGAGGTGATGCGTCAGTCCGATGGCATCAGGATGTCGGTGAAGTGGGACGGTCGCCCCGCCATCGTGTGTGGGATCAATCCCGAGAACTCCAAGTTTTTCGTCGGCACGAAGGCGGCGTTCAACAAGGATGTCCGTGCGTTCGACACCAAGGATGGGATCATGGCGGGGGTGGAGAACCCCGACCTCGCCGAGAAGTTGGTCGAGTGCCTCGCATGGCTTCCTAGCCTCGGCATCCGAGGTGTCGTGCAGGGCGACCTCCTGTTCACCTCCGATTCCATCATGGTCACCGAGGAGGAGGTGGCGTTCCAACCCAACGCCATCAGGTACTCGGTCGGAAGGAACACCGCCGTGGGCAAGGCGATCAGCAACGCCAAGTTGGGTGTCGCCTTCCATACGGTCTACGAGGGCAAGACCATGGGATCGCTCACGGTCTCCTCGTTTGGATTCGACCCTTCCATGGTCGCACAGGATTCCCCCGTTTGGTTCCCGAGCATCTCCGTACACACCCTCACGGAAAGCACTCCACTTGAGAACGCCACCAATGAGGCGAGGCTCCACTACTGCGAGGAGCAGTCGGAGAAGGTCGGGCAGTTCCTCGGGACCATGCTCTCAAACAAGGAACTCGTCCCCTTCCTCTCCCCCTACATCAACGCCACGGTCATGGCGAACATCTCGGAGTGTTCGGCACGGGGTCTTGCCCTCTACATCGAAACCAAGGTGGGCAAGGAGATCCTCAAGTTGAAGACCGACAAGGGCAGGTCGGACAAGAAGGCACTAGCAGACCGCCTGATCAACTTCACCGAGGTGTACGCCAAGCAGTTCGATACGGCGTTTCTCCTACATAGGAAGATGGCTCTCGTAAAGGAATCTCTCCTCCAAAGGGTGCCTCTTACCGAGTTCCGCCATCACTTCGTTGATGCCGAGGGCATGCGACCGACCGAGCCCGAGGGAATCGTGGTGAGTGAATCCAAGCGAGCCGTGAAGTTCGTGACACGATCACGGTTCTCGGCGCAGAACAGGAAGGTAAACGGGTGAAAGGTTTCTCGGCACACATCAACGAGCGTGGTCCAAGGGACACCGCCGTATTCTCGTTCGGGCGAATGAACCCCCCGACAACGGGGCATGGCGTGGTAGTGGACACGGTCGTTGAGGAGGCTAGGGCTCTTGATGCCGATCACTTCGTTTTCGTCTCCCGCACACAGGATGCAAAGGTGAACCCCCTCTCGACCGAGAAGAAGGTCGAGTACATGAAGGCGTTCTTCCCGAATGCAAACATCTCCACCGAGGCTACGAACCCCTTCGATGCCGTCCTGCATCTCTGCGACATGGGATACAAGAACATCGTCCTCGTCACGGGAGATGATCAACAGGCTGACTACGAGCGCATCCTGAAGTACAAGGGAACGGTCGCCGCCAAGGATTCAAAGGGAAGGTCCTACTCGTTTGAGTCGTTCCGAGTCCGTGTGGCGGGGGAGCCCCGCTCCAAGGATTCGACGGGACTCGCAGCCGTGGGTGCGACCGATGCCCGTGAGGCGGCTTTCAGAGGCGACTTCGCCGCATTCTCCGCACTCATCCCCACCGAGGACGGTCTCCTCAAGGAGCGGCTCTACAACGATGTCCGCAAGGGTCTCGGTCTCAACGAGGAGTATGTCGAGGAGGCTCGGGAGAACGGAGACAAGGTCACCATCCTCGCCCTGACATCCTCGGACAAGGATCTCTCGGACACGATTGAGAAAATGGGGGAGATCTGCAAGAAGCGCAAGATCCCCTTCTATGCCGTCAAGACGAAGAAGGCGCAGATCGACCTGTCGAGCGTCGTGGCGAAGAAGATCACCATCAAGAACTACGACGGCGAAGGCAAGGATGTGACCATCGTCCCGAGCGACACGATAGCAATCGTCCGTGGCGGGGTTATGAACAGCGAGGTCGGGGTTGCGATCCTCACCATCCTCCAGAACAACGGCGTGTTCATGGTGAACGAGAAGGGGGGTATGGAACTCTGCGCCAACAAGTTGGAGACCGCCATCGCCCTCAAGAAGCACGGTCTGCCCCACCCGAAGACCGCCTATGTCTCTAGCGAGGCGAACATCGAAGCCGCAGTCAAGGAGATCGGGGGCAAGTTTCCAGTCATCTGCAAGACCCTGACGGGTGCCGAGGGCATCGGTGTCTCCAAGATCGAAAGCATGGAGAGCCTCAAGAGCGT